ACATATGCAGGCACAGATTTTACAATCTTTTCCATTGGATTTACCTTTTGCGCTTGATTTCAAGAGATTCATAATCAGCATGGTTGAAGTGCTCGAAATAGCCCTTCCATTCATTGACAGAAATCGGTACCCCTTCGAACATCAAAGGTTTGTGATCATAGTCGTAATCAGGAGTGGTTTCAGCATCCAGTGTGACCAGGTCACACAGCCGAGCAGCGCGCTCAGCATCAGTGAATGCCCACAAATGTACTCGCCGGCCTCGCTCGTTACCGAAGCTATCGCCACTATCATAGCTGACATAGACTACGAAGATTCGATCACCTAGACGGGGCTCATGTTCTCCCGGAAACAAACCTACATCTGAATATCCTTCTTCAACAATGTGAGCACCATTGTAATGATAGTCGTGATCTTCCGACCAGCTATAATCCCATTCACCATCGCCACGCTCTTCATCACGGCGGCCGTAGTCACGATAATCAAGATTGAAGTTCATGCCGTTTCCTTCCGTTGTGCTTCTTCTGCGATCTGGCCGTAATACTTGCCTAGCCGAGGAACACCACGACGGTTGGGAGCGCGCCAGTATTCAAGTTGCCAGTCAAGCAGGTCACCGTGCTTGAGAAAATACTTGGCGGTAATGCTGCCGCGGCGAGCATCCGCACCTGTGAAGCCCCGCATGTTGTGGTGACGGGTGTCATTGCTGGCCTGCTCGTCCTCCGTCTGCCGACGGAAAAGGTGAACAAGGGCTTTGCCAACAGCGCGGGTACCAACAGCGTCATCGCGCAGGATCAGTGCAATATATTCGTTGCGGGTCATATTGCTGCGAGCTCTTTCCAGTTCTCGAGGATGTAGACAGCGTTTTCCCGTGCTTCACGGTACGTGGAAACAGGATCGCTGTGGTTGACGAAGCAGCTGGCAATCCACCACTCGCCGTCCGCAAGTTCAATCTTGTAGACGTCGACTTCATTGACTCCGTCAGTAACGACGTAGCTGCCGGGTGCGTGACGGGTTGACTTAATAGCCATTATGCAGGCTCCAGCTTGACATCTGCATACTTGCCTTTGGGCAGAAGAGCCATCTTCTTGATCATCTCACCATAGGTGCCACGAGCAAGTTCTTTGCGCTCATCGCCAGTAAGGTGAGTGAACATGCTAGCATAGGTGACTTTCCACTCGCCACCAGGAAGTGCATCAGTTTTGCAGTTCGGGTTCAGTGCAGCGAGCATTTCGAGGTTGGAAGCCATGTCTTGTCTCCTTTGCTTACAAGACCAATATAGCAAAACGTCTTGGTGATGTCAACCAAAATCAGAACTTTTTACGATGGGATTCGGTTATGACCGCCATTCATGCTCACCCAAGGGCAGTTGATCAAACCCCTGTAGGCCAGCAATGTGTCAATCCTGATTGCAGTATAGGCTTCAAGCGGCAGTTCGAATGTTTCATTCAAAACCGTATGCTGAATCATCATGATGCTGTCACGGTTCTTGATTTTGTCAGCATACAGCCAACGATAATGCCGGACAAAATAACGCAGATATTTTGTCCACTTGGTGGTGCCGAAGACATCATAGTAAAGATCAAGGGCAACCGGATCAACTGGCGGTCCGAACGCCAATAACATGACTGCATCACCCAGCGTTGTGCCGCGTCCAGAAAAGAATCCAGTTCGTTGTGTGTACAGGATGTCGCGAATACTGTGCATTGTCTTAACCTTTATTTTGCATATTCACGGAGATTTTTGATGTACCACTTTTCAACCACCCAACCAAACTCAGTTTCGTCGGTGATGATGTGAACAACAGTTTTGCCAACTTTGGCATAGCGATAGCCATCGCCAGTCCAGATAACGTGGGGGAAAACAATGTTGCGTCCGCCATGTGCAGGCGGAGCGAGAAGCATTTCAGGATTCTCGCTGAACTCGAACCAGTTACCAGTGTCCTTCTCCTGGAACGCACCGCTGATGTTTTCTGCGTGAATCTGGAAAGCCATGTCTGTCTCCTTTGCTTACAAGACCAATATAGCAAAACGTCTTGGTGATGTCAACCAAAATCAGAAATAAACGTGAAGATTTTTAGTGCACGAACCACTGCCGTTGAACAACTCTTCGCCGTCCAGCACAAGAGAATCACGTTCATGGCGTTCGATCGTGAACTCATGGTCCAGTTCAACATAAACGTTCAACCCACCACCATAAGTGCTGCGAACATTACTGATTTTGCCATGAAAGGGTTGCTCACGGTAAAACCCAGTGACAGTGCAGCCTTCGCCATTTTGATAAAGATTGTTGAAAAAAGTATTCATTATTATACTTCCGTCAGTTTGATGTTGTGGTTGTGGTCGGGCTCGACCCGAAACTCGCGGCCCTCGACCCGAATCACCTGTCCAAGTTCGACACCAAAAGCAGTCTCTTGACGACGCTCTTCAGCAGTGAGCATACTGCCGTTGCCATATGCCCAAACATTTTCAGGATTGTCTCCATCGCACCCGATGGTGAAACTGCGGATGAACTCGTAACGGTCACGGGGAAAGCTTTTGAGGTAAATCGCAAACGGGGCAGTCCGCGCATACCCTTTGTCGTTGGTCAGCTGAATATCCATGGTTGCGGGGATTTCCAGTACCAGCACGGCAGGATATTCGGCGAGGATACTGAGGGTTTCGGTCGACATGTGTATATCTCCTTTGCTTACTTTTATAATATAAGCGAAGTGTCTTGGTTAGTCAAGAGAAAGCCGACCAAAAAGGCCGGCTTTCAATCTTTAGAAATCAGTTAGTTAGTTAGTTGAGTTCGAGATAAATCTCTACCATGTCGCGATCTGTCATTGGTACAGCATGTGCGCCTGCAAATGAATTGTACCACTCACGCGCTTTGCGTAGGGTCTCAGGATCAACACTGTTTTGCGACGGCACTAGGCCTCGGGCAAAATCTTCAAAAGCTTTATCTGGTGTAGACATCGTGTGCTTCTCCTGTCTCACGTTCTTCACGTGTGCTGATATTTATATCTAATATAAGCACTATGCCATACTTCGTCAATGTATTTTTCAAGACCAAGGCGTCAAGAGTCAGGGAAGTTCTTTAGCCAAGATTCGACTGATCCGGCTAGCTTACACATCACGATGTGTTCGTTACTGAAGAGAACAATGGTTTCACGGTTGATGTAAAACGGGGCGTTCATATGCTTGCTGAGTGCGATGATTTCGCCTGCGTAGAAGCCGCGCTCGTGTTTAAATTCTTCATGGTCGAAGAAGATCTTGAGAAGTTGATATCCAGCAGCCCTAAGACGGAGACTATCAGGTTGGTGAAAATAATCGCCTACTTGATAATCGCGACCACCAAATATGGTTTTAATGGTTGCGTCTTCACAGTCTTCAATCTCTTTTCGGAGCCATTGGGTAATCTCCTCCGTCAAGGTCCTCTTCGATTTGTTCTCCTTCGACAAGGTTAATCACCGTAAAATCATCTGTGTTGAACTTAGCGTTCAATCTTTCGCATAAGTTATTTAGTGAGTTTTATAAATAAGTAAGTTATAGGAGTTCTTATGTTTCTTAAAAACAAATATACAAAATGGTATTATCAGATTGTTAATAAAAGATTATCGTCTTCTGTATTAGAAAATGAATATGGTGAAAAACATCACATAATTCCTCGTTCTCTTGGCGGAGATGATTCAAAAAATAACATAATCAAATTAACTGCTAGAGAACATTTTATATGTCACTTGCTTTTAGTTAAAATGGTGTCAAATAAAAATCACAAATATAAAATGGTTAAGGCAGCATTTGGGATGGCCATTATGAACAAAAATAAAATAAATTCTAAGATGTATGAATCATTGAAACATCAATATAGTGAAATAATGAAAAATGATAATCCATCGAAACGACCTGAAATAAGAGAAAAAATTAGTAAAACTCTCAAATCACTTCCGAAACGAAAAACCAATTACAAACATTCAGATGAAACTAAGAAAAAAATATCAGATGCTGTTATTGGTCGAGTGCCATGGAACAAAGGAAGAAAATATGAAGGCGGCGGCATGACTGGGTTGACACATTCTGAAGAAACAAAAGCACTTATTTCGTCGAAGATGCGCGGTCGTAAACTTAGTGAACAACATAAAAAAGCAGTATCCGAATCATTAGTTGGCATCACACGTTCTGAGAATACTAGAAAATTAATGAGCGACGCAAAAAAAGGTATAGTTCATCCAAGAAAAGTATGCGAGAACTGTGGAGGAGAATACAGTGTAGCCATGTATACAAGATGGCATGGTATCAAATGTAAAAAAGGTTAGAACCAATTATTTTTGTCAGGCCTTTCAATTTTTTGCGCTCCTTCTGCTGAGAATTTTACAACACTAAATTCATTTGTTTTGAATTTCTTGTTTAACCTGTCAGCAAGATTAAAACAATGCGCGGCATTGCTGAAGCTGGTTTTCTTGTACTTGGCTCCAGGGCTGTCTGTAAGGCTGTTGAAGCTTTTGAGATTAACTGGCGACCCTTGAAAGAATACAGCATAGATTGCGTCTGCTTCAAGCACCTGCTCGCTTCGGAAGTTCTTGTCGGTTTGCTCCAACAAAACACGTGGTTTGGGTCGCGCCATGTCATTCTCCATTAAATCTAGCTTTAACTATTTAGCTAGAATGGAGAAAAATTAGATACCGTCTTCGGGATCGTCCAACGTTCCTAAAGCAATGTTTTGGTTGTATACCCAGATGTTCATATCCTGCATGATGATGTCTGATTCATTGACCCATACGAGCTTGACATCACCCATTTGAAACAGCGCTTGTCCGTCAAGATCGTTTAGCAAATTCTCACGCATCTCGTCGATGTCGCGGCCTTTTGCCGACACCCACCTGACAGGTTGCAGAAACTGTGGTGTCTTATCGTCAGCAGTCATGTACTACCTTGAACTCATGGCCACATTTGGGACACTCTACTTCCTTCATTGTGACGTTGCACTCTTTGAGTAGGTCCCGCAGTTCTTTGGCTTCCTTTGCCATACGTTTAAGACTTGCTTTATCTCGTTCAGCTTTAGGCTTTTTGTACTCGGTCTTGATGCGATCAATCAGCTTGTCAAGCTTCTGCTGAAATACACTAGCAAACGCTGTGGTTTTGACTTTGCTCTTGTCTTTACTCATAGTTTCTTTGCTTTCTCTTGATAGCTATCTGTGCGTCGGTGGGTGTCTTGAACGGTCCGATGTATTCGTATTTGCGCAGAGTCGCTAGTTTTGGACAGAGTGCATCCATCCATCCGCCGTTCTCAAAGTTGATGCCGTAGTAACCAGCAGCAAAGTAAACCTTGCTGGTAGGTGTTTTGGTAAAGCAAGGCAGGTTTTCACGTTCTTGTATCTTGAACGTTTCAATCTTGGGCACTGGATAACCGTAGACATGCTCTTGGTGCCAACTGCTGGGTTCAGGCTTACCTTCAAAATCAAAAAACTGGTCAGCATCGTCGCTATCATGAGCGAGCTTTGAACCATCAGTAAAATACTGCACAAACCAGTCGCCATCATTGGATGGACGCATAGTACCAGTCTTGTTGCCGTCAGAATCGTATGTGATCCACAGCTTGTCTGCGATTACTTCAACCGCTCGCTCTTTGGGCATAGCTTGCTCCTAGGTATCTTGAATGGCTGTCAGCCTGCTGGCCGACGCGAACAAGGTCATGAGCACCACAAAATCTCATAAAGTGGATACCTACCTGCTTCTTGTGCTCAGCTTGCACCGCCTCAACGATAGCTTCATCGAGAATAGTTTTGATTTCGTCGGGCTGTGCCGTCAAATCAATCAACGTTTTATTGCGATTGTAATCATCAAGAACTCTATGTTCAACACCTTCATGGTCCGTCCAAGTTTGTAGGAGAAAGTTGTTCCAGTTGTATCCTTTTTTGTGGCGGTCTTCGAATGCCTCGGTCATACCTACTTTATTTTTGGTACCTTTCTTACGTGCACCCGGAAACGCGGAAAAGATGTTGTCACTTGTGTCACCACGGATGCATTTTTCGAATAGAAGCCACTCTGGATCGCCGATTCGCTTTGGCTCGCCGCTCTTCTTATCAACCACGGGTTTACCCCTATCGTTGAAGATCCCTTCCATAGTGATATGTTGGTTGGTGATACCGTTATACTGCGACACTTTAGGGCTGATGAGTTGATAAAAGTCGCTGTCGCTTGAAACAATGACATGTTCGTCGTCAGGGTGTGTCTGAATCCAACGCGCAATGAAGTCATCAGCCTCGCAGCCTTGAGCCTGTAAGACAGTGACATTTGTTTTTTCATGTAAGAAGTCCTTGAATGCATCGAAGGCGGCAAAAAACTGTGTGTCTTCTTCTTGTTGAGCAGGTGTAGCAGCCGCCCTCTGTTCACGCCTCTGGGCCTTATAGGGTGCGTAATAGTCGCGACGCCATGACTTTGAATCGAAGCAGAAGACGACGTGGCCGCCGTCAAAATCTCTCCAACACTTGCTCACGCTGGAGAAGATGATATGCATCGCCATGCCAATCTTCGTTTCGATGTCATCACCACGCACCACATGACGGGCGCGGTGGAAAAGATTCTGGGCATCTACCAAGATGTAGGTCATGGATTTCCTTATAAATATGTTTGCCGCATCAACTTAGGATAACACATGCTTTACTTATATGTCAAGACACACAGAACAACTGGACTGAAATATCTCGGTTACACAAGTCAAGACCCACATACTTACCACGGGAGTGGCGTATATTGGCGCGCGCATCTAGAGAAACACGGTTATGACTACGATACTGAAATTCTTTGCGAATGTCAAGATAAAACTGAGGTACGTGAGCAAGGTTTGTACTATACTGAGCTCTGGGATATCGTTGAGAGCGACGGATGGGCCAACCTCAAAGAAGAGTGTGGTGATGGTGGTCGACAGTCTGCTGAAGTCCGCCAACGTATCGGCGAGGCTGGCAAGGGTCGTGTTCCCTGGAACAAGGGCAAGCAGATATGGACTGAAGAGCAGCGTCGTGAAATTGGGCGCCGCAATATTGAGCGCGGTCCGCAAAGCGCTGACACCATTGCAAAACGTGTAGCCAAGAACACAGGTAAAAGACGTTCGGCAGAGTCCAAAGCAAAAACATCAGCAGCGCTCAAAGGTCGGACATTTTCATCTAAAACAAGACAAAAGATGAGCGAGGCAGCGTTGCAGCGTGGTTTCAACGGCTATGGTTTTGAAAAGGGTTGTATGCCGCACAATGCCAAACAGATTACCATACTTGACGTAAATACAGGCAGAACATTCGAAGTGACTGGACTCAGGACTTGGTGCCGCGAGAACAATATATCATATGGTGGTATATGGAAGGCGTTCAAGGAAGGCCGTGACTTCAAAGGATATAGGAAAGTCGATGCGTGAAAAAGACTTGAAAAAGAACAGTGCCCTCCCGGCCACGAAAAGACCGCCTAAGCCAATAAGTGGTATGACGAAGGCGGTCAGAAATATCAAGGATCACAAAAAGGCTGTGAACCGATCTACTCGAAAATAATTTCTTCAAGCGTCAAATTCAAATCAGCTATGAGTAGCTCGCCGGTCGAAGCTTCGTGAAACTCGCATGATCCTGACATTGGTTCTATGAAGCCAACGTTCTCGATTTGGAGACTGAACGGAACAAAAATGTTGTCTCTGTTCACTCGCTCAGCATTGCCCATTTCTAGCGTCATCAAACTAGCACGAGCGCCAGCACTGATAGCAGCATTGACTACGAGTCGTTCGCATAAGTTTGTTGCTTCGGAAAGCAATGTATCTGTTTCTGAATCAGAAAGCGTTTCTGATTCAGGCTGAATGTCGACAATTGGAGCATCGTCTTTTGGCACTGCAATGCTGAAAACAATTAGCGCAAGAAGAGTGAGTCCAAAATATTTCAAAAACTTTTTCATGAGGTATCCTTATTTGTTTCAATCTAGCATTGATTGTTAGAGATGTCAACATCCCCATGCCATCTTAAATAGCACCGCGTCTTCTTCAGACTGAAATGCAAACTCAAATGCGCTTCGTCCACCTACCCAGGTAAACTCAATTTCATTTTCTTTTAACCATTCTACCGCGATATTGCGTCGTTCAATTTCGCTAACGCGATTATAACCTATCCTGGGATTGTTGTAGACGACAAAATAGTTATAGCCTTGATCTCTTGTATGCTTGATTAGGGTTTCGTCACCCCAGTCTTGCATGCCAGATGGTATTGGTTTAGGAGGGTAAGGTTCAAATCCAGACATCATACGCCCCATGCTAGTTTGAAGAGCAACGCATCTTCTTCAGTACGGAACCGAAACCGCCACAAGACTTCGCCTGCATCCCATATGAAATCAATACCTTGTTCATCACACCATTTCATAGCTGCATTGCGACGTTTGACTGCATTTGGTCGATCAATCAGACCACGCTTAGTTTCAGACATAAAATTATATCGAACCCGATGTTTGTAATCAGGCACATAATATCCTGTTTTGTATTTCATCGGGCCAGTTTAATCATGGTTTCGATTTCCTGTACCTTCTCGCGAGCATCAAAGTATTCTTGTGCATTGTCCCTGGCAAGCGCCTTTAGAACAGTCTTGCGAGCGATAAGCAGGTCAGCTTGCAGATCAGCGATGATTTCCTTGTCGGTCATGGATAGCCTCCAACATCTCATTGGCCATGGTGTATTCTCGATCACGATACACTTGTCTCTCCAATGTGTCAAGATGTTCCAGTATGTCGAAGGTTCCTATGCGGGCGTCGAACCGATCATAGTCAGTGCCGTCCCAGCCATGATAGCGTTGGGTAAAGGTATGCACAATCCGCCAGTGTCTGTGGTCGCTCATTCTGGTTCAATCCCCGCAGCGCCGCGGCAGATATCATTGAACCACATGTCAACAATATCTTCGTCTGTGCGACCGCTATAGCCTGCGTCTGACAGTTTTTCGACAAATTTCTTGTTCCAGTCTAGTTCAAAGAAACCGGTTGTTGGTCGTTCAGGATCTTCAAACTGTACGGAAACGACCTTAACCCAAGGCTCATTATCGATATTGGCCAACGTTTTTTCACGAAGGATTTCGTCCTCGATCTTGCCAGCCCTCCAGCGTTTCCACCATTTAAACATTGTTATTCTCCCAGCCTATTTTTTCCCATGGTACGTCTTTGTCGCCAAAATGTCCGTAGACACAGTTATCTGCATACTTGTGGAAATTGAAAAGGTCAAAGCGGTCGATGATACCCTTGGGTGTGAGGTCAATCTCGTTGCGGATGAATCGTTCGATACTGCGATTATGTCCGTTTGAATCAACATAGATGCTCACTGGCTCTTTGACCCCGATAGCATAGCTGAGCTGGATCTGACACCAGTCAGCCATGTCATCTGCGACAACATTCTTCGCCAGCCAACGAGCGGCGTATGCAGCACTGCGGTCAACCTTTGTGGGGTCTTTGCCGCTGAATGCTCCGCCGCCATGTGGCGCCCAGCCTCCGTAAGTGTCTACAATGATCTTGCGACCTGTTAGTCCTGCGTCTCCATCCGGGCCACCGATTACGAAGTTTCCTGTCGGGTTGATGTGCCATTGCGTATCCCCGTCAAGTAGATCTCTGAACGTTTCGAAAGCGGTTTCCCTGATGGCCGTACGGACTGCATCGATGTTACCACTGGTGTGTTGGTGGCTGCACACCACGCTTGCAATTCTTTTAGGCTTGTTCCCTTCGTATTCGACTGTGACCTGGCTTTTAGCATCTGGAAGGAGAAAGTCATCTCCGGACAGCCTTCTTCCATCCAATTCCTTGAGAAGCTGGTGTGCGAGGTAGATGGGGGTGGGCATAAACTCAGAGTTCTCATTGCTTGCGTAACCGAACATGAGGCCTTGATCTCCTGCTCCAAAGTCATCCGTGCCCAATCCAATATCTGAGGATTGTGAGTGTAGTTCGTTGTATATGCGAAGCGTGGCCCAGTCGAACCCCCCGCCATCTCGATATCCAATAGACCTGGCCGTATCCCGTACGATTTGTTCAACCTCCATTTTGCTGAGATTGAAGTTTTTGACTTCCCCAGCAAGGGTGACCATATTTGTTGTAACGAGAGTTTCGATCGCACAGCGAGTTGTTTCGTCGCCCGCTTCGAGCGCTGCATCGAGTAAAGCATCACTAATTTGATCTGCAACTTTGTCAGGGTGTCCACGGCTTACGCTCTCCGATGTGAATGTGTATGTCATTTGGTTCCTTTTGTTGTAATATAGGTTACAACTTCATTATCAATTTCTTCTTGTAAAAATTTTTGTAACCAGTCACTGGCGGCGGCCATGTCGTACTCAGCTTTTGTTACCCGCGTGAGAACCCGCCACCTTACGTTTTTTCTTTCGGCGCGCTCGTCGTTCTGGGCAATGCTGTTTTTCATACTGGTTGATAGCTTTTTTGAGTTCTTTGATCTTGTCTCGATTATCACATCCACCCACTACGAGCTCTTCTAACCTTGACATAGCTCGGTCATAGTGGGCTTCGGTCTGTATCTTCTTGGGCACGGGGCTTGATCCTGGGTGCGAGTGTATGTGACAATTGCCAATACAATGCGGTACTTCCTTGGTCCGCTTCATAATACTTATCAAGCCAGTCCAAAAATTCGCCCAGTTTTTCTTGAACATCTAGTGGCAGTGGGTTGCTGCCTATTTCAACGTCTTCGCTCATGTGCCCCACGCATTACCAAACAGATCAATGTGCAAGCGAGGTGTAAAACGCCATCCTTGTTCCATTGCTAGATCAGCGACGTCTTGCACACTGAGCTGATATTCTTCACTTCTTCCGCCCAATGGCATCAAGTAGACAGGTACGTCACGTTTAAGAACTTGCTTGTATTCATCAACAGCTTGTCTAACTTCTTCAACGTCCTGGCGATCAGCCACAACAAACTTGAGGTAAAGTTGAACATTAGGCAAGCTAATATACTGACGTGCTATTTCAGGCTGAATAGCTTGCTCCCAAGATTCACCACTGACACTTAGCTTGGGCGAACAACTGAATGTAACATGGAAATGACGATGATAGTTGTCTAGGTAATTATACAGTGGTTCTTTGAGCATTTGTGTGGTATTGGTTTCAAACGTGATGTTTTGCAAATCACGCATCCTTGACTGCTCAAGTAAATCAGGATAGAGATTTTGCCAAGCCAATAGTGGTTCACCACCTGTAAAGATCAGATGAATGTCTTGCCCATTTGGTTGTGTCCAGCGTTGATTAGGTACTTTTTCCAAAAGGCGTTCTGGCAAATCGGCTATTTCAGCTGTTTGATTGAGATGCTTAAACTCAGGATAGATGCTTGCGTAAGTGTCGCAACCTGTGTGCACTAGCGGCAGATCCTCAAACTTCTCAGTCGATTCGTGGACGCCAGCCTGTATCAATTTCTCTACCTCTGGGTTGTATCGTCCCACCTCGAGGCCACGTGGTAGTCCAAATGACTTGCATCTGAAATTACACCCGAACGTCCTAAAAAAAATACTTGGAACACCCACGAACCGACCCTCACCTTGCAGCGAGTAAAAAATTTCTGTATATCGAATTTCACTTACCATATTTATTCAATTAACCCTTTAATTTTTGCCATCGTTATGCCGTCATTGATAAATTCAACCTTAACCAACATATTCTTTTTTTCGTCTGAATTATCTCTTTTTATGAGAAATGATTCTGGTGAAAAGCCTTCTTCATCAATGAGGAATCTAATAGTGGCACGAACAATGTCATCGTAAGTTATGCCTTTGTCTAGAGCATCAACTGGGCTATTTGGCCCACAGTATAGCACCTCGGGATTTTCATCATCCTGGAATCTTATACCGTCAATAACATAATTATCGTCTATCATGACATACTCGCTATGATGCGGTCAGCAGCACGATTCATCAGTTTGGCTTGTTTTTTGCGAGCTGCCTTCAGCTTAACATTGCCAACACGATCTGTAAACAGAATACCTTGCAAATGGTCGTATTCATGTAAAAATACCCTTGCGTCCATGCCGAACAGCACGGCTTCATCAAGCTCTCCAGCTTCGTCTTCCCAACGAACTTTGACCATATCAGGTCGTTTGACCTTGAGATATAATCCAGGATCACTCAGACAGCCCTCGCTCATGAGTACTTGATCTTCGCTGATTTCCATGACCTGTGGATTAAACATGGTAATCATGTCCTGCTGAATCATCTGCACATGCACTGCGGCGTTGAGATTGATCTGATTAGCAGCCAATCCAATACCACGGTATTGTTCCGTGAGTTGTTTCATGTGACGGCTGATCGCCATGCGGTATGCGCTGTTGCCTTCAGGAAATGGAGGCACGGGCGTCTCGAGTGCGTTGTGTGGTACGTATACTAACTGGTGTGCGCTCAAGTCAATTTCTTCACTCATCTTGGTATCCAATGTTCAAGGCATCTTGGTTCATACATGCCCACGCTGCCAACAGCGACTCGATCTCCGTCTTCGACAAGACGTTGTGTTTTGGTTGCTGGCTTGCCTGTGACTGTGCAGATTGCCTGTATCTTTGTAACCTCATCGCTCAGTGCGAGAAGCATTGCGGTAGTTTCAAATGGTACACCGCGGCTGTCTTGATCAAGACCAGCAGCTACCACATTAACACCATCTACTAACATATTGGTGACGACTTCAACTGTCTGTTTGGTGTTCATGAACTGAACTTCGTCCAGGAACACTGTATGGTAATTATATGGCTTAAAGTTGTATTTGTCAAGTGCCTGGTCCCAGTCATCCATGGCAAAACACGGAAAACTCAAGCGGTTATGTGTTTCAATATGGTCTGTGCTGTAACGATTATCGATGTTGGGCTTGAGCACTAACACCTTATTACCACAATGCTGCTCCCATAATATGGTGCGCAGTAGTTCAGATGTCTTGCCTGCATACATTGGGCCGGCAATGGTTCGTAGTTTACCTGTCACGATTGATTTCTTCCCTTAGTCTTTTGATTTCGTCTCGCATATCCTTTTCAAGGTCATGGGTATTTTTCTCGATGGTCGTCATTTTGTCTGCCATATGTTCAAGCAGATCAAAAAGCTCTTCTAGTTTTTGTTCCTTGTCATCTTGATTGTTAGGGGTCATTATTTTCCTTAAGCTTGTCCATGAGTTGACATTGTTCAATGAAATCTTGATATTCATTTGCAATCATACTTATTTTGCTGGCTGATTCACGCCAGACACGGGTTACTTCACGATCCATCTGCTCACCAATAGCCTTGAGATCTGGATACTTGTCCTCTAACTCGGAATTTCTTCCAGTCACCCCGAGCATTTGCTCGAGGCGCTGGATACGATCTTCAAGGTTCTCGGAGTCCTTGCTAAGTTGAATTTTCTCCGCATCAAAAACAAGACCAGTGCCTTCAACTTTGAAAACAGCGAGATGGTCATCGATCAATTCAAAATTTGATTTGGCAAAAGTCAGTGAATTAGACCAAATTGGAGTAGTGACAGAACTAATGGTATTCATCTTGGTGCAAATTCCTGTTGTAGCTTGATGTTGTCGAAGAATTCCTTCTTGGTACCGTAGTCGTCGTTGAAACGCCCTTTGAGTACTGTAGTCTGTGTGAGGCTTGAGTGTGCCATGATGCCACGGTTTTCACAGCAACCAGATTGATAAATAATCATATGTATTCCTTTCTTGATAACAAATATACTTCTATCTACTATAATTTGATTGAAAGTGCTAAATCCAAAAATCGAGTAAAACAGCGTAATGACGGATTGCAGTATCATCATATTATTCCTAGATGCTTTGGCGGAGCAGATGATATAACCAACACAGTGTTGCTGACTTATCGTGAGCATCGCATTTGTCATCGTTTACTTATCAACATGACTGAAGGTGAATACAAGTATAAGATGATGTATGCTTATCTTTTATTTGATCCTTCTTACGATACCTCAGGCATGCCGAGTCCACAGATTTATTGTACAAAAGAGTCATATCGCAAAATGGCTAAGACACGCAAAAAGAACGGATCATATAGACTTGGTAAAGACAACAATTTTTCTTCTCCTGAAATAATCAATCAAGTCCGCCAAAGAATGATTACTAACAATCCAATGAAGTCTGCTGACCAGAGAAAGCGTATGAAAGAAAACAATAATAATCCTTATTGCAAACCAGTAGAAGTAAATGGGTTAGCATTTCCTTCTTTAGGGGCGGCCGCCTGCTATTTCAATACCACTCCTTATCTATTGAAAAAGAATTATTCAGTAAAGAGAGATTAGTCACGCGCTAGTTGCTGTTGCAGCTTGATATTATCAAAAAATTCTTTTTTGGTACTTCCGTCTTCTAAGAATCGGCCTTTGAGTACGGTAGTTTGTGTCACAGAACTATGCGCCATTATGCCTCTGTTTTCACAGCAACCATGCCGAGCTGAAATATAAACACCTAGATCTTTGGCGTTTGTTGCTTTGCCAATCTCACGTGCAATGTCGTTTGCAAGTTCTTCTTGCAAGGTGCCGCGTCGAGCGCACCATTGTGCTATACGGGTATATTTGCTGAGACCGATAACCTTGCCGTTGGGGATAACGCCTATATATGCGACACCTGCAACTGGTTGGTGGTGGTGTGAACACATGCTCTTGAGCTCACTACGTACAACCAACATACCGGTGTAAGCTTCTTCACCTTCATTGGGGAATGCTGTTGGATGTGGTCCTGGATCATAACGCCCGCACATGGTTTCTTGAACATACATTTTTGCCAGACGCTTTGGTGTCCCCATGCTGTTTGGATCACGATGTCTGTCGATCAATAGTGCATCCAAAACATTCTCAAAAGCCACAGTAGCTTCTTCGATAAGCGCTTCTTTGTCGCCTTCTTGTAGCACTGCACTGATGTTGTCACCGGCCCAATACCTAATGCCCGCGTCTTCTAGACGCTGTTTTATCTCTTGTGATTTTTTCATAACAGTTTGCCCTTCAATTGCTGGAACCTGTCAGAAGGCTGACCATAGTGTCAGCAGACAGGTAGTTATGTTGTAGAATTTCGCGTTGCTTTGCCATTGCATCGGCATAGACGGTGGGATCTTCTAGTATGCTATTTAGACGATCAACCAGTTGGGGACGATAAACAGTAAAATTTTCCCAGTTTTCTGTCCACTCACTTGGGTACTTGAATTCATCCAAATACATTTCGCTGTAACTGCACCTGTCAGGTACAAGCGGGATGACGTCTAACAAAACGCCTTCCATGATACTTATGCCGAGGTTTTCATGAAGTGAGCAACTGAAGATTACTTTACTTGAGGCCAAGGCGTTATAGTAAGCCGACTTAGTCAGGTCCTGCTTCTTGGTAATCAATACGGAAAAGTCGTTGCTGAGGTCTTCTGCAATCTCAGGTTGCTTGTCCTCGTTGTAACGGTGTGGCCACACCACGTCAAACTGTCGCTCTCCTGTAATGCTCACATCTGCCATTGCCTTGATGATTGCACCATGTGGTTGTCCACTGACAACAGCTTTAGAATGATATTGTGGGTCAATGCCAAGATTGTTTAGGAACATTTCACGATGGAAATGTGTGCCAAAGTAGGTGTAATCAGCAGCATGGAAGAACGATCGTTCTGCATCATGCGGCCATGGCTTTACCATCTTGATCCCGAGGATATCGGTTGGGTCATACGCACCCGCATGTGCGATGCCGTGGATCGTCCAATTTTTTCCAAGTAGGTCACGCATGTATGCGACCTGAAGGATGCAAGGGTTCCAAAAGTCTGTAAAGAGGATGTGAGCGTCATCTGCGACATCACCTTTGCGTAAGTGAGTAACAAAATCCGCGAGCTGTGTTGATTTCCAATAGTTGGTATCCGCGAAATCCAGGAAAGCACCACCGGTAGTTTCACTGCTACGCTGCCGTCCGATAGCGTTGTATACCTTGTAGTTAGTCTCATCCAGTTGTTTTTCCAATAGCTCTGGTATCTCATCATACCACTGTTTCGTGTATCTTCCGTCAAGTGGTTCTAGCGGAAAGATCCAAATGTCACTTGGCATATAGGCTTGCTCCATAATCTGCATTGACGCCAACACGCTCAATGTCTTCTTCTATGCAATTTTCACCGTATTGGATTTCTGTAATACGAACAACATCATCACTGTCGTTCATCAGTTGGTGCCATGTACCAACTGGTATCTCAAGAGTGTCGTGCTTGTTCAATATCCATACATCAGGTGTTATGAGTTGATCGTCATGACTGGCGAAAAGCACTGTTGCTTGTCCTTCAGTAACCATCCAATACTCACTGCGGTAGCGGTGCTTCTGCATACTTAGCTTGGCTCCAGGATTGACTGTGAGCTCTTTGACTTTGGTGCCTGGCCCATCCTGATGTAGATTACGATAATAGCCCCAGGGTCGTTCAGTCCTGGGGCTTTTCCATTCACTCAAGATCCAGCTAGAACTGTTGGCTTTGTTTTCGCCGCCTACACCAAACACAAACTCAACACGATTATTGTCTGCAAATGCATCCATCTCTGGAATATTGCCGCTATTACGATCACCACCATTAGCAAAAACAATCTCAGCATATGGCCATTGTTCAGCAACATAACGAATAGCATCTGTTGCGCTACCATCATCATCGTTGAATGAAAATGCTTCATCAACCATTTTAAGATTGCCTACAATATTAACACGCTCTACGAATGGCATAAACGGACGACCCTTTTTACGCACAAGCCATTCATCACTGTTCACACCCACGTATAGCTTGTCTCCGAGCCGGGCTGCCTCTTCAAACAGTTTGATGTGTCCGCTGTGTAGAGGATCCCAACCTCCGCTCACTATGACAATTCTCATGGATTTTCCTTAGTTGAAGTCAAACAGTGTCTGTACTGTACTGTGGGTGTCTGCATATCCTTTGACAATGCTTTGTTTGTCTAGATAATCTGCTGCGCTATCAATCACATCCATTGGTGTTTCACTTGTAAACACTTTTTCAATGACTTGATTGGTCATCAAAACGTCTGCCTTGGTCCAATGGTCCAGTGTGAGTGTACGTTTACGAGTGCTGGATTTAAGCAGACGATACTCCTGCAAATCCATATCGGTCCACGTAGTGCGTGATAAATCCACAGTCTGATTAACTTGTTGGATGGTTTCGATTGCCTTGTAGACATTGTGCGCCATAACATAGAGGTAGCTGCTAGTGTCCCAGCTGGTTTTGCCCACTTTGTCGATCTTGTTCTTACTGCCTTGTTGTTTCCATAGGCTTGGATCGTTGAGCAACTCTTTGTCTTTGAGTACTTCTTCAAGGTCGAAATCTTCTATAGCATCAACCAGGTGATGATTTTCTTGTGCTTTCTTAGCAGCCCATGCTGACATCAGCGCTTCCATGTCAGGTACGCCGTGCTCATATACACACAGATCTCCGGCTGTGAGACGCTCATAGATAGGACTGTAGTTGGGGAGTGGCAAGTCGCTACCTGCATAACGCTTGTCGTCAACAACAGCGTTTGCACTTGCGACAAACTTCTCATTGTTCAACAAGATGTTGTCGTACTGATAGCCTTTGGTTGCCATGATAAAAGCACTAGCAGCATCATAGCTGACGTCTAGGCTGGGGTTCACAGTCTGTTGCAGCATACGCTTGATTGTGGTGTAATAGCTGGCGTATTCAACACGACTAACACCAAGGAAGTGAAGCCAGTCTTGCTGTCCCTCTTGCATGAGCCCATGGTCACGCATCCAGATCAACAACTTGAGCATCACGACCAAGTTCTTGCTGGTAGATCCTCCAAAGCCGAAACCCTCAAATGGGTAGTCTTTAACTTCGTCAAACCAATGGCGCGCTTCATTGACTGTGCGGCCTTGCATTGAGTTGAGCAGCTTGGTGTTGCCCTTGCGGTGCTTGACAAACCAGTCGTTGTTAAACTTCGAGTATTCAAGACACTGGTCAAAGCTTGTAATACCGTTGCGTGAGCTGTAGGGTTCGCTAGCTGCTAGAGTAGGCACATCAAGCGTCATGCTGTAGTCTGCGGTGTGTTCGAGGTAGTCCAAAATCTTATGGCGCAATGTGTCGTCTGTTTTGAACTTGGGCCAGTCACATTTGAGGATGCCTGTAATGATCTGGAAACCACCACTGTCGCCCAGGATAAAACTGTTCTTGCGATCACGCTGTTGGATCATCTTTTCCTCAACATCACTTTTTGTGATGTCTAGCTGAGCGTGACCCGCTGAATAAAGTCCCCACTTATAGTGGTAGTAACTGTTATCAGGATCGAGGAAGTTGAGTCCCTCAATTCCTCGTTCAAAGCCAGCAGGCACACGAGTCTCTGGGTGCTGTATAGTACCAACATAGAATCCGCTGATGCTGGGCAGAAAGACCGCGTAATCACGGTTGCTAGCTGTTAAGTCGATTGGCGATCTGTTCATGTATTTTCCTTGAATTATCTAATGATTATAGCAGGTTAGAGAGATTCCGTCAAGGATAAAACTCTAACCTGCTATGACATGTTATGCTGCGGCTCCACACCAAGGCTGTGTGAATGTGCCGACGTGGATTTTCAGCTTCTTGGGGCTGCGGTTTGGTGCCATCCTGATGTTGATGTCAAATGTGAATGCGTTATCACGATCTGTGACGTCAACGCTGAAATCGTAGATCATCTTCTCGCGCTGTAGATCGTTAAGGTAAGCAATAAACAACGAGCGCACAGGACGCGGCTTTCCAGGTTCTAGTACACCATCCCAGGGTTCAATGATCTTGAGGAGGTCATACTTGATGTCATTAAGGCTGATTGCCATCTTTATCTTCCTTGTCTTAGGTTAGTGATTGAAAGGTTAGGGTTGCGCCGTTCTCATCGTCTTCACTCACTGTGATTTCTATGTCGCGGCCAGGGTAACGGCTGTGTATTGTTTCGGCAAGGTCTTGCGCGATCATTTCACAGCTCTTGTAATCCAGTTCAAGAGTACCTTCTGCGTATAGCTTCTCCAGCCAACGCTTGAACTGAATAAATTCGATATCGCGATCGTCGTGAAATACTTGGATAGCGACACGAAAATGGAAGATGTGACGATGTGGGTAGCCCAAAAAGCTTACATCATATTCGTCACCTGTTGCAAGGTTAGGATCATCAAGTGCCGCAGGGTACTTGTGAATTCCTTCTTTCTTGAACGTAACCCAGATTTGACTGGATGCCTGCAAGAGCCTGTGTGACATTAGTCGTCCTCGTCAACGATAATAGGCCTGGGGCCTTTTTTCTTTGTCTTGGTTTCGATAATGACTTCTTCAGCATCCTCGTCAGAATCTTCATTGGTATCGGGTTGTTCTGTTTCTGTGTCCAAATGCGCCTTCATAAGCTTGAGCATCTCCCAGAGCTTCCAGTCCATTGTATGCATATATTCCAGCATCTTGGCTTGAAACTCTTCGTTGTTGAGCTCTTCTTCTGTTCGGTCTTCTTCAACTACTCTGATCTTCTTGACCATCTTTTACTCCTTCGCGTTTAGCGACTCTAGCACGTAGCTCACTGCTAGAGAAGCGGTGATCACGCTTGTTAAAATAAAGTTGAATACCACGTTTGCGGCAAATGTCTTTGCCAGTGAAATCCTTGTTGCGGTATTCATCACCAAGGATCCTTACATCAATCTTGAGCATACTCAAGATGTCTTTGAGGTCTTCCTCTGTTTGGTAGGGGATGATCTCGTCAACATACTTGATAGCCTTCAATTGTGTATAACGTTCTACCAGTGTTTGCACTGGTGCATTCTTTTCAGGACGATCAATACTTGGATCGACCTGTAGTGCCACGATCAGCTTGTCACATACACCAGCAGCCTCGCGCAGCATGGCAACATGGCCTGCATGACATAAATCGAACGTAGAAGCGGTTAGCCCAACTTGGTATTGCTTAGTCATTACTTGCTAATCGCCGGCATGATGTAGCTGTAAACGCCGATGCCGCTGTCGACATCGATCTGACAAACACCCTGGTCACTGAAACGGATCACTTTGGTGCCATCCAGCTTGAGGATGCCGAGGAACGCCTGTAGCGGCCAACTCCACTTGGAGCCCAACTCACCGTCAATGTTTTCAGCAAACACACGACGACCAAGGATGCCACCTTCTGCGCTACCAACTTCGATGATCAACTTACCGTCTTCAGTTGATACTGCAAAGCTTGGCTCAATGCCACTGTAGATGCTTGCAACTTCGCTTAGCTGTGCAATACGCTTGGTTGCTGGTTCAATTGTGATGTCCCAGTTAGCGCCGCGGAACGTTGCAACCTTCATGACCTGGTCCAACACTTCTTTACTCATAAAGCGATACTGGTCGCGGTTGCCGTCACCGTCCTTGAAGATTAGTGTGGTTGGCATTTCCTCGCCATTGCGCTCTTTGCGCTCAACCTTAATATCTGCATCGCCATTCTGGTAATTGGACACGCGGGTTAGGCTGCTAAGTAGGCCCAAGTTGCCCATACCAAAGTCGCCCATGAACTCAGTCACAGGGTCATGCATCTTTGCTTGCAGGATAACGGTACGGTCAGCGTCCATGGCTGCCAATGTTGTTTCGCTGTCGTCGCCACTGACTTTGATGTTCTCGATAATTCCGAGACCACTTGTGTGCTTGACAACGTCTAGTAGTACGTCTTTGATTTCCATATTTGTATGTTCCTTGATTATCCGTTGTAGATCTTTAGGATCTGGCGGCTGTCATTGACAATAACGTTAACCCTGTCCGCCACATAATCAGCGGTTGCCAGACTGTCCTTTCTGAGAATACGCATTGATGTCGCATTATTAGCTTCCAACACAGCGTCAACGTCTATATTGTACAATTCTAGCGCATCTTGTTTGAGTTCATTTGAAATTTTTGTCATTTATTTTCCTCCTAAGTCATTGTAACATAAGGGGTTTTCGTAAGCAACTGATTTTTATGACCATTCTATCTTGAAGAGTATTGCCTTCTCTTCATCATTAATCCGTTCTACTTTCCACGCATATACAAGTGCATCTCCATCAAACACCCAACTTGGTACCAATACCACATCAATGTTATATTCCGATGACATCCATACTATAAAATGTTGTCGATTTGAGCTAATGTTTTTATGGTAATAACTACTGGCATTTTGTACGGCGTTGTGCAGTTTCCAGTCAGAAGTCAAATAAGTCATCGAAAGTCGTCTTTGCTTCAGCTCTGGTAAGATCCCAGTCAAGGGTACCAAGCAGGTTGTTGAGCTTCTTGGTTACGATTTTGTCTTCCATCTCTTCATGGGCAAAGGGCAAGTCCTTGTACCATTGTGGAATACGCTTTTCGTCCGTGGGAATCGCAATGCTGGTCATGTTCATTGGATTCTTCTTGAGCGTACACACGATGGTCTTCATGCCATCCACAATCTCCATGCTGTAGTTGTCATTATACATGTCGCGCAGACGGTTATAGTTGATAGCTGCCATGACGTGTCCAACCCCACACTTGCCAGTCTTACGCCACTGGGCAGTGTATTTGGTCAGATTGTTCACACGCTTGGGAGTGCCTTTCTCCCAGGGCGGCATGTCACGAAATTGCTGTCGGAATTCCTTGATACGGTCAATAACGGATTCTTCACTGGCACCTTCAAGTGTTGTGAGCAAGATTTCCTTGAGGAAGTCTTGCATGTATTCAGGCGTATCCGAACGTTTGATTTCCAAGCCCATGACTTTGAGCTTGCCGGTTTTGTCACCCACATCCATGCGGGTGCCTTCGTCGTCTACAACCAAGATGCCGTAGCGTTTTTTACTGATAAACAGGCCCTTCTGTCCCACGGTCTCACGTGACGATGCAATGATCCGTCCGTAACGCTCTGGACAGTTGTGCGCTCTCCACATGTAGCTGGGATATGTCTCATTGACCTGTTCACCAATAGCATCGTAAAGCTCAATGATGGTATCCTTGTCCCACTTGAATTCACCGCTGGCAATCTGGTCAGCAAACACAGGATAGGCACTAAAATATACGGAGTCAGTATCACCGTAGATGATGCTTTTGCCCACATGATCATACTCGCCCGTGAGCGCTTCATTGGTTGCCGCAGCCATATGACGTGCAATGGTACGTCCAGTTAGTGTGGTACTCTGTCCTAACCGCTGGTCAAAGAAGCGGCAGTGTGGGTTGAGTAGTGCGCCGTACAGGCTGTTAAGGTTGATCTTCTTCACCAGCTGACGCTTGTCCCAGAAAGCAAACTCAGCCTTCTTTTCTGAGTCTCCTTTGAACTCACGTGCCTTGGCCTGCATTTCCTTTCTCTCAGCATACCAACGCTCAAGCAGGCTGGGCACAACACCCTGCTTCTCAAATGTGAAGATCGTGCCGTTGCTAGTAATACACCATGGCTTCCCGCGGTTAAAGATCAAGTCGTAGATTTCAGCGCCGCTGGCACTGAACTGCGCGCCATCCTCGAAGTCAATCCACAGGTCGATCTCACGGTCCTGGTTCATGACCAGTTCGTATTCACGGCAGGCAAACTTGCCTTCCCAATACTTAGCGATTGGATTTTCCTTGTAGCGCTTGACGTACTCTTCAATCTCAGGATCAGTAAGACTGTGCCGCACCTGACCAATAATAGTCTCAGTGCTCATGTTGCAGGCACGGAGGATTGACGGATACAGACTGTTCAAGTCCATGCTGCCGACCCAATCATGCATACCCTTGATTGGATTTGCAACATATGCACCCGCCGCCTGTGTATGTTCTTGACCTCTTGTCTTGTCTGGCACAATCAAACCCAGGCGATGTGCTTCGTTCACAATGGCCTGTTCTGTCTGTGCCACAGCGCCCATGGTAGTCTGTAGCAACACGGTATTGGAATGTGCTAGCAGGTTGGCTTGGTCAATATACTGTAGCTTGTCATCCAGCTTGCGCAGGAGGTCTGTGTCTTGGATGTTGTACTCGATGAACTTGCGGAAGTCATTGTTGTAGAGTTGGTCCAGTGTGCCTTCGTAGTCGATTTTCTTTTCACCCAGTTCATGCTCTGTAATAGCATCAAGGCTGTAGCTGTGCATCACATGATAGGTGTACTTCATGTAGAGTTGCATGTAGTCAAGGTGAACACGTCCAACCAAATCGTAGGTTTCAGCTTCTTTGCCGTAGTTCTCATAGGTGCGCTTCTTGGGCTGTTGTCCCCAGAGGCACAGCTTACGCGCATAGTCTTTGCCAAGCACACGATTGATACGGTTGACAAGATATGGAATATCGAAGCCCTCACTGTTCCAGCCACTGAGTACGTCGACGTCGTCGACAAGTTCGATAAAGGTCTTGAGCAGTTCTTCCTCACTGTCCATGAGGAACACGTCAGTATCAAAGCTATCGCAGATCTCTTGTGCTTCAGCTTCACTCATTCCCTTAGGCTTGATCACGAGACAAACGGTCTTGTTGAGCCAGTTGAGGTGCACACCGATTGCTGTAACAGCATTGAACGGATCTTCAGGCGGAGCGAACCCCAGTGCCTTGTTGAAATCGACCTCAATATCGAAAAAGCCGATATGCAGCTCTGGTACTTGTGCATCTAGATAGTGATCCGCAAGACAGCGAAACACGACGTTCATGTCGCTCTCAAATAGCCGCTTTCCTGCTAGAGCTTTTTTCTCTTTAGCGAATGCTTTGCCGCTAGTTGTCTGGAATCGTGTGAGGGTATCACCAAAGATGCTGGTGAACTTGCCTTTGGGGTCAGGATAGTAGAGAACGTAGCGGGCAGGATATTGCGTGTGAACACGCTCGCCCTTTTCGTTACGTTCAACTACAAAGATTGTGTCACGACTTTTGTCGTGAAGGGCGTCAACGTACAGGGTTCTTCTCCAGGGTTATAGGTTTTGAGTCATCAAATACATGACGGTGTGTTCCATCTCGTCGATGCAGATGACTTCGTGATGATATTTATCCCAGTTCGGACGGTATGAACGGTTTTCCGCTCCAACTTGTTCAAGCCGAAGCTTCTTGGGCATAAGCTTGGTGACACGACAGACAATCAGGCTTGTTTTACTGTTAGGAGCGGCCACGATACTGCCTAGGCGGATTTCTTGCCCGATCTTGTCAAAAACAACTTGTTCTTCTTTGGTCATTTTTCTGATTCTAGCTTTCGCATTGTGTATTCTTCCTGTGAAAACTTCACACAACGACTGGGTTTAGTGCTATGCTCTTGACCTTCGATATCGATGAAATCAAAACCGCCTGGCCAGGAATGAGATGTTACAATTCTACTGATGCAGCCATAGTGTAATGCACCACCATTGCTCGGATCGATTGGAACGTAAATTACCCAATCACCTACAGCAAGGCGACATCCAAATTTATCAGTAATCACGGCCCACTGCAACCAGGATGTCTTCAAGCTCTTCCATGGCTTCGCGCTTGTTTTCAAGGTCAGCTTTGTAAGCGGTACGGATAGCTTTGTTGAGTACGGCTGGCTTGAGATCCATCTCTTCAGCGATTGCTTTGACGGTGTCTTTTAGGCCGTCTTTGAGTGTGTCGACCTCGTTATGGACCTGAATGCCCTCTGTAACGATCTCTTTGAGTTTACGGATTTCTGCTTCGGAAAAAGTCCTGCTCACTGTTATTCTCCATTATATGTGAAAGGCAGCACAATCTCTTGCACTGCCTAATCAATGTAATGGATTTCTTCTATGATGTCAAGCGTTTATTGGCGTGTTTTTACGCTGCAAACCGAGCGTTACGCTCAGCAATCCGTGCTTCACGAGCATCAACCAGCCGCTGGTCAATCACCAGCTTCCAGCGTCCGCCAACCTTCTTGACCTTGCCAACAACATTGTTGTCCCAGAAGGCATCAGTCATCGTTGCCTGCCCGCTCCAGATTGCAACGTCAGCTTCGCCATACCGAGCCAGTTGTGCGTTGTCCTTGGCGTTCGTTACGTAGATGTAACCGCATTCACGGAGGTCAGCCGCCGTGTTTTCGCTCCGCGTCAGGAACGCATCCCAGCGCCCCGTGTTCTCAGCAAAGAAACCAGGAGCCTTGCCCCAAAAGTTGCTGAACAAAACGTTTGCGCCATCAACCGTCTTGACGCGCTTGCTGATTCCCCGGTAATAAATTCCCATGTCGTGTTCCTTTCTGTGTTGCTTACAGTCTTAATATAGCAAAGTGTCTTGGTGATGTCAAGCAGAAACCAGAACTTTTTTTATTCAAGACCGGCGCAGCTCATCAATGGGGAAAGTATCCCAGAGATATGGGGTTTCAGGGGACTCAAGATCAGCTTGAACAGATCTGATTTTCTGCAAAATTGCAGGTTGCAGACAATCACTGAACATGTAATGGCGATAGCTTTCACCACGAATATTCCAGTCAAAATCTTCAGTGTCACGATAATCCTGTTCGTAACGAATAATGTCGTCGGCGGTAATGTCCCAGGGACCAGAATCATTGATTAGATAGAACCAACGTTCGCGGTCAATTACAACATGAACGTAGAAGTTGACATTGACATCAAGCGTATAATCGCTCACTGATAGCCGATATGAAAGAAAAATTGGCATATCAGAAACCAAATTGTGACGTTTTTGCCAAACATCATGTGCCAATTCGGTAACTGCGTGGCTGGCGCGGGCTTCATCTTCAAATCGCATTTGTCGTGTTCCTTTCTGTGTTGCTTACAGTCTTAATATAGCAAAGTGTCTTGGTGATGTCAACCAGAAACCAGAACTTTTTTCACTTTTCCGATGATTTCTTGGCGGTGGGAGGTTTCGCAGTAACCGGTCAATACTGGCATCTCAGTCTCCATCCACTGGAAGAGTGTGGCAAGAACCGCAAGCCCTGCCATATGTGTTGCATTGTAATCAGAACCAGCAGCACTGCGGTCTGCCATGCTGTGAAACGATGCGCCAACACCGTCAACAGCGGGGCGGAGAACCTCGCTATAGAACACCACACGCTCGGCGAGGGTGGCATTGGGGTTAACCACGGCGAAGTATTCCTGCACCGTGACGTCGTAAATTTCTGCCATGAAGGCGTGGTGTCGAACTGTGATCATTTTTTCATCTCAAAAAGAATGTTGATGTAAGATTGCAGGAATTCTTCCCACATCACGAGCGGCGCGATCTCCTTGAACATACGCTGCATTGCCCACACAGGCCATTCATGTTCAATAGCGATCTCGGCCGCGGCACGAGTAGCACTTCGGGCTTCACGCGCTTCGCTGGGACGCTCAGCAGCGTTGTGATAGCTGGCAATGCCAAGTTCATTTGCAAACTCCTGATAACCAGGCAGTGGGCATTCAGAGGTTGCGGGCCAAGGACGGACGGGTTTCATATCAGTCTCCATCACAAACGGTTATTGCAGCAACCGGACCAGACGCACCAAGAAACAGTCCGGCGGTGCCGCACCGCTGCACGGTGAAAACCATGCTACCGATTCCTGCTACAAGGAACAGGAAACCAAGAGCAAAAAACCAACGGGGAATATCCATTACACTGCCTCCACTTTGGTGATACGGCCGTCAAACTCCATGAACAGGGTCTGGAACGGCGCGACGATTTCAGTGCGCTCACCTGCAGGGAACACAGTGTCCTTGAGGACCTCGACAACGTAGCCGGCAAAGCCGTATTCTGCGAGGAAGCCTTTTTCGGTGACGCGGCCAACAACATAGCGCTCTTCGCGGCCAGGGAACGGTTCAAAGTCGTAGCACCTGATGATGTCACCAACTTCTGCGACTGCTTCAAATTTTTGCATGTCTATCTCCTTTGCTTACAATACCAATATAAGCGATGTGTCTTGGTTTGTCAACCGAATTCTAGCTTAAGAAGGGTATAAACTTCAGGATCTATGTTGTTTTCCTCTGCCCAAACCTCAAAGCTACTATAGATTCGGCCATTATACCACCATTGATATTGGGTGTGGTCATCTATAACCACAGTGGATGCAGGTCCATCAGCACGATGCATATGGTTGTATTTGATCCATTTTTCCGAGGTTGGGGTAATCAGTGCCGGACCTCGCACACGATGCATCTGCCCACCCAAAAAGTAGTTTTCAATACCTTTGTCTTTGTTGATAACCGCAGGCCCAAGATGTTCAGGACGGTGCAACTGGTCTTGGTGATACCAGCGCAGTTCTTCACCATGATTGATAATCATGGCTGGCTGGTCGTCAACGCTCTGTCGTAGACCATTGTAATGCGTTTCAACCACATGGTTGCCGTCTTCATTGGTTACGATGACTTCGAGGTCAGAGAGTGATGGTGCAAGTGGCATGCCTTATATTACGACACGCCACTTAGTTTGTCAAACGCGACGTAAATAGCTGGCGTGTACCCAACCATCGGTTCCAATACGCGCCCATGATCCTGAACGTGCTTCGACTTCAACCTTGTCACCACGATTGAGTGTGCCAATAACCTCAAAACGTGTTCCTGGTCCGCCACGCACATTGAGGCGGCTTGCTGTAACCTCGAAATGTTCAGTGTCGTCACCTCGGTCACTGCCAAGGTATTGCTTCATGCGTTTCATTGGAAAAGCAGGACCTGGGTCCGTTTTCCATCCGCGGGTGTCGATTTCTTCGTGACTTACAACGTCGATGATTGGATATGTGTCGATAAGTTCATGTGTAAGATTTGCAACAGCATCAAGTTGCTCTGGTGTATAATTTGGCCAGAAGAATGTTCCCGATCCAACTGTCGGGTGTGGCATCTCAACCATCCCGTGTGGAAAATCTCTCGAAGTTCGTCTGTTTCCGTAAGCATCTTGATAAAGATCTGTTCCAATTCTACGAAGCCAACCAATGTTGACAATCTCAATGCCGATTGAATGATTGTTTAGGCCTGAAAAGCCCATGTAGCTTGATGGTCCAGCATGCCATGCACGAACATTGAATGGAACTAACTGTGTGATGGTTCCGTCAAGATCGACGACAACATGTGCGGACACACGGCTACCGCGCCGCGTCAAAATATTGACTGCTGATTCTGCTGTATAACCAGCTGTATAGTGCTGTACAATAAACCTAGGCGTGATTTGTCCACCAACATTTGGTGATTGAATAAAATCTGCACCTTCTAGGCGGTGATTTCTGATAGTCATCATTGTTCCCTTCAGATAAATGCGTAGATATTTATCTGAAATTGGCTTGCGCTCTCTCGTATAGCGCGAAATCATCCACGTAACGTTCCATGATATTGTCAATATCCTTGCGCTGTGCGATCTCGTTCCGATCAAACGCGCCACGGCTCTTGTTGGCATGTGGTATTTCACCACGAATGCCCAGCTCACGCATCATTTCGTCTAGATGTTCCATGGGCCAAAGCTTGACTTCGACATTCGGATCGTCAAGGAATTGGAAACTTGGACGGAAGATAAAATGTTGATAATACTGGTTACTGGTGAGAAACTCATCAAGGCTGCGGTTTTTCAACCTGCCTTGTGCAACAAAGTTCAAACCACTAACAAACCTATCAAAAGGATGTCTGATCACAGTCCAGTATTCAACTGAGTCTGCACCATCTGGTTGTTTGTCTTTAAGATGATACTGTGCCTTCTTGAGACTCATATGTCCAAGTAAAGCCTGGCCACGCCACTTTTCTCGACCAATGCTCCAACGTGACTGGCATCCAGTTTTGGGAATATCGATAGTGAAGATATTTTGACTGGGCCATAGCATGTGATTATTTATAAAAAAATCCAGTTCGCTTAATGGGCAGATGTCCATCAGCATCGTCAGGATCATGTTGTAGATGATATCCTAACTCGAACATTTGTTGGTGCTCATCTTTAGTCGAATCTGACCAAATTGGTACAATCTCTGTTGCATCCCCGGGAAAGTCAATGCCAGGACGCAGGTGTATTTCAATAATATGTCCGTCGATGAACTCTATGTTGATTCGTGGCACGTTTTCAAACTCTTGAATCCAACCTGGTATGTGAAGTTGGGGAGGTACTATGCGTTGCCATTTAGTAAACCTAAAGAGCTCAACATCGTCGACCTCGCCTTGTGCAGCAAATACAGGCACCAACATATTACCTTGCCACGCATAATCCACAGTGATGTGCGACCCTTGAAAGAATTCACACCAAAACTCTCCTGGGCGCACACTATAGTTGTCGCCTGACTCAAGACGCATACGGCGAGCACCTACGCCCATTCCACTGAGATTATATGTGGGTCTTACTATATAATCGCCTTCATAGGGTATAGCTATACCAGCAGGGCCAGCAATATAGTTCAGTCGCAGCGCTAGGGCTAGTTTGTTGAAGACCCATCTATGTTCTGGATATGCAATCCATGCATCACTGTCATACGTGATGTTAGACAATCTTCTCTCGCATCAGCTGATGGATGCCTTCATCATAGTCACCATAAAGACCTTTGATCATACGTGCTTGTGTACTTTCGTCGGCGTTCGCGAAGTCTGCGCGGAATTCAGTTGCACTGCGCATTGGTGAACCCAATACTTTGAAACTAAAAGTTGGCACAGTAACCACATAACCATGCTGAGAAAGCGGCTTGAGGTCAGCTTGATTCTTCTTGTATGGTTGTAGGTAGCTTGGGCTACCGTCTTTCTTGGGCTTGAAACTGAAGCGTGGATCTTCAGCCATGTCCTTCTCACTTACAGCAAACAACAATGCAGTGCTGTTGGCATCATACTTACTGACGATTTCATCAGCACGATATGGGTTCTTGACTTGTACAATCTTGTCGCTGGCAACACCAGCAAACATGAACAAGCGCTTCTTTTCCTGGAAGTTGAAAGGACTGCGGGGCGGATCTACTTTGTCGCTAGTAGCCACATAAGCTTCGCCAAATTTGTTGGTAAGCCATTGCCACATCTGCATGTGTCCTATATGAGGCGGCTGATATCTACCGCTCATCAACACGAGTTTCTTGAGCCTGGCGTCCTCACGGATAATGTCTTCAACTAACATTACTTATCAGCCCCTGTCAGCTTGGCGTGTAGGCGGGCTTGAAACTTCTTGAGTTGGTTGCCCAAACGTCCATCCATGTTGTCCTTGGCGATGTTGATTAGATTAGGCAGAGCATTGTGCATGAGATATTCTTTGCTCTCTTTGCTGAGTGGAACACGATATACATTACCAGCTTCAGCTGCTCGCTGCATTTCATCAGCCAACATCTTTTTGCCTTCAGGGCTGTCTTCATCAACAGTGTCGACGTCAACTGCCCAGAGTTCATGAAAGATACGACGAGGAATTCTTGTGTTCCTGACTTTTTCTTTCAGTTCGATCAATCGCATTTAGCAATTCCAATCTCGTCTTGACTTGCAAATCGGCTTGTCTGGGTCTTTGCGGCAGTCAATGTTGTGTTGGTCCATCTGGCCTTTGCTGCGGGCACAATAGCTGGTACGACGCTTACCACCACCGGGCTGAGCCCGCTTTAGATTGCTACCGTGCTTGCGGTTGTAAGCCTTTCGTTCAGCATCGCTCATACCGCCTTCTTTTTCATTTACTGGTTTTTTATCACAATTAGAGCAATACCAACCGTTTTTAGTATTGACTATTGTGTTTTTACCACATTTACCACATCGTTTACCTTCTTTTTCTGCGGCAGCCGCCTCGTTTGTTACTTGGTGTACTTCATAATCACCAGCTGCTTCACTGTCAGCCCATCGATTGAATGCCTGCTCGTTCCGGAAACGCTTGCGGAATGGTTTGCTGTTCATGCCCTTGACACCCTTGACAACGATGGTTTGGTCGGGATCAAGACCACGTTCATAGCTGGCGCCTTCAAATTGGCGTGGCTTGTGTTCGCCGACTGTGAGCTCAACGTCGCCAGCACTGTATGACTTACCACGTGCGAGCTCTCTAGCTGCATTGGTGAGGTCTAGATCTCTTAGTCCTAGGTTGGCAGATCGTAGTTCACGAGCAAGGTGATGCATTTTGGCACCATCTTGCATCTTGATCTGCTTGACAGCACGGCCACCCTTGCTCACAGTGATCACTTTGCCAAATGATGGCATAGCTTCGTCAACCTTGCGCTGTTCTTTACTTCTTGCTTCTCGTTCTGCTCTACGCTTTTCGGCTCTTTTTCTCTGTGCTTCGATCTCACGCTTGGTTGGTTCTTTTGAACCACCAGCCCAACCATATGCAGTTTTGAATCGGCGTCCTTCTTCAACACCTTCTGACTCAGGAACACAGTTGGGAACCTCTTTGCCGTTCTTCTTTTTCATGCCAAGCTGGCGGTAACCTTTCCAGCATGGATCATCATCTTCAAGCAGACCTTGGTCTGCTTTGTAAAGGATATCGCTAACAATACCTAAGACCTTCTCTTTTACGCCGTAAGGCTTGAGGTCTGGCATAGCGCGCTCGATGCGGTCCATGATTTCGTGTGTTGGCATACGCTTGCCTGAGGCAGTGCTTTCTTTCGCCACTGATCGTGCAATCTTATGTGCTTTCTTGATAGTTGACTTCTTTAGTGGTGGTTTATCGCCGGTTGATTTTTTGGCTTGTGCCATGCCGATTGCATAATCACTGTCTGTTGGTTCGCTTTCACCCATCATTGGTTCTTTGCGAATCCAATATACTAGCTTACCTGCTGGTATTGTTTCATCGCCTTGTGTAGGACGAATTTTATTTTTGAGTTTATGCAAGCGAGGATCACGCCCTTCTTCTGCTGCACCTGAAAACGCAATTGCTTCTTCATAATTACGCCCAAATGATTTGATTTCACCAGCGTCATTCATTGCATATACTGTTCCTAGCATTACCTCCCAGATAGCTGGGCGATGGCCACGGGTTGGTTTACGGCGTGGAGCATCTGGCAACCCAGGGAGGTAATTTTCTGCGATTTCGACGTCGTTCTCTTGCAAGTCCTGAACATGAACGCCATGTTCCTTGGCTGCTTTTTCAGCACTGAAGCCGCGCTTCATCATGCGCTTTGCTTTGTTAATGTTACGCTGACGTGCAGCATTATCACGCTTTACGGCTGCGCTTGCTGTTTCACGCCCGTCTTCTTCTAAGTCACCATCATAGACCATCTTGCCGCCATCTAGCTCATAACGTTTCTGTCCGTTCTTGGTGTCAACCTTACGCACTGTGCCTGTCTTGCGACGCTTGGTCTTGATGTTGCGATACTTGACCTTGTCGCCTACTTCGGCTTCGTTTGTGCTCATCTTGCTGACTTTTTGCGTTATTGGGTCATAAACCCATTCATTGCCATCTATGTCTTTGACTGCTACATTGCGGTCATCAGTCCAGCCAATGCTGCTGATTTGCTTGCTGGCAAACTTACGCTTGATTTGAGGATATACATCATCAAGTGAAAAATCGTTACGAGGATCTTCTCCGTTGATAATATAACGCTGATATAGGTCCCTGAGCTCGTCATTAGTATATGCTATTGTGTTGTACTTTGGTGAAACGGCTTTCTTATACTCACCTGATGCGACCAGTTTCTTAGCAATACGACGCTGTAGCTCACCTATTTCAGGAAAGCCAAGAGCCTTCATCATTTTAGAAATGAGCTTATCACCTAAGTTTGGCTTGTAGTCAGGATCTTTAGCAACTCGTTCAATGAACTCTGGGCTTGTAAGCATTAGCTTAATTTTTATTATACGTGGATCTGTATTTTCGCCATCTATCCTCTTGAATGCCTTCATGCCAGTCCCAAGACCAGCTTCACGAACAAAGTTTAGGAACGCACCACCGCGCTCTCCCCACTTATCTGCCATCGCACTTGGGTCGGCCTCGCCTGCTTTTACAGCGGCCATGTCCTGCTGAAACTCACGATCCGTGTATAGTTTTTGCCCACGTTCACTGCGCTGTTCCTTTTTCTTGAGGAAGTTGTTGATAACATCACGTGGATCACGCACCTCTGTGGTAGGCGGATGCACTTCCTTGCCAGCGCTCATGACCTTCTTTGCTTTGCTGAGATCACGAACTGTCTGTTGCAACTCCATCTTATAGCTGTGGATGTACTCTTTACCTGATGAAAGTTTTTCTTCGGCATTAGCCAATACTTCATCGATGTCGCCCTGCCATTGTGCAACTACCTCACCACGACTCCAGCCTAGACGCTTGGTATACTGATCGATCATTCTTTTAAGGTGCTGAGGGTTGCTGCCAGGAGTATCTTTGTAATGGAATAGAGTCCAATCAGTGCCCTCTGGGTCTTTAAGTAGGTAGGTTGTGGTTCCTGTTGAAGTATAGCGTCCCTTATCGTCATGCCAGCCCTCCGCGACTTCTCTCTCAGGTGCAAACTCTGGAGAAACAAGGTAGTCGTAATAGTAACGATCACCGTCGCCCACCTGATCAGTAACGTCGTCACGAACACCGATCAGCTTGTCGTCCATGTACAACCCGCCAGTATGTGGATTGAAATGTGCACCTTGCTTTTCAAGGTCGTAAAATGCTCGCTTGTCAACCTTTACAAAACTATTAACATCTTCTTCTACAGGACCATAGCCTTTTGGTGTAACGTCTTTTGTCTTGCGCTTGGTTGTTGCCAAACGTTCAGCACCATCCTTGCCAAGACGCTTTTTGGCGTCAGGTGTCCAATCTCCATCATCCCCCACAAACTTAGCAAGGTGTGGAGGCAGCCCTTCATTCTTCTGGTTTCTGACGTCACGAATCTTCATTACTTCTTTTCCCTTAGTTCACGTAGCATGTTGCGATAAATCATCTTGGCTTTGAGTTGTGATTCATATAGATGAGCCTTCTCACCATCAAGTATGACACCGTAGCCTTTTGCAGTATTCACAAACTCTCGCATCCAAATTGAAACATCTGAGCTGCCAATTTCCCAGACACGGCCGATTGAGTCAGCAACGTCTTGTGCGGCCAAGAACATGTCCTCGCTATGACCGCCTGGACCAATAATGCCGCGCAACTCTGCCCAATGTAGAACATCTTCTGCATGTACTTCTGAACCTTCATCCTCGTCACCATATTCCATAACTTCGGTTTCCATTGACAACATACTGTCTAGTTCACCTCCAACAGCATCAATATCAGCCATCTCGGGTGGGCCCATGACGTCTGCTGTAGCTTCCGCATCTCGTACCCCGCTGTATTCGAGGTAATGCTTGACAGTGTCAATGTAATCTGCTGCTTTGGTGATCTTTGCCTGCACCCATGGCTCGAGGTTGTCTGTGTCCTGGATCATGCGGTGTAGTTCAACGCTGTACTTGGCTAGATCGTATAGCTGACGCTTGGCCATGAAGCCATCGTCATCGACATCGTCAAGAACGCCTTCTGTTAGTTTTGACTCAAACAGCCCGCTTTCTATTTTATTGCGGATTTGCTTAACAAATTTCTTATGGTTTGGATCTCTTGGGTCGATTTTGACAGCATAATACCAAACACCCCCAGGATTTCCTACCTCAATAGTATTGTCATAATGGTCAAATTCATGATAATCATCAGATCTGATCATTGTCATGCTGGTGTTACCAAAAGTCTTTTGAAACCAACGCATAACCTTGTCGTTTGATTCATCACTATAATCTTCTTTGACTTCGTCTTTCTTACCGCTGTGACCTTTAAGTAGCTTGTGAATATTCTTGGCACCCTTTTTGCCAACACCCGCCTTCTTGATTTCCTTGTCAACAGCATCTTTGTTGTATTCAGCTTCCTTCAAGGTAGCAACTGCATTGCCAGCATAGTTTGGCTTGCTGCGGCATTTAGCCTTGGCTTCTTTTTCATCACGTGCCTTGATGGTGCAAGTTGATTCCTTGCCACTTGTGGTCTTATATGTAACCTTGAAAGGCTTGAGTTCACTCGCTTTTGTCATCTTTTTTCTCCATAGCGGGACGACGAATCATCTTGCT